GACGTGACAGGGCTTAACGAGGCTAGAGACGGTAGTCAGCCAGCGAAGGATTCTTTAGTTGGTTTACAAAAACTAGCTGCAGCTGCTTCAAACACAGCTACTAAACATATATTACAGTCTTTAATGTATATAACTGTAAGAGTGTGTGAGAATATAAGTTTAAGAGCGGCTGATATGTTGAACTTCCCATTAACTAAAAACGCTTTAATGAATTCTATAAGTAGCTTTAATGTTAATACGTTAGAGCAAGTGGAGAAATTAAACATGCACGAGTTTGGTATATTCTTAGATTTAGAACCTGATGAAGAGGAAAAGCAGATACTGGAAAGAAATATACAAATAGCATTACAGTCTGGAGGTATTGATCTTGAGGACGTTATAGACTTAAGGCAGATATCTAATATTAAGTTAGCTAACCAAATGCTTAAAATAAAGCGTAAGCAAAAGATGGAGGCTGATAGAAAAGCTCAAATGGAGAATATACAGGCTCAAGCCCAAGCAAATGCTCAGGGCGCTGAAAAAGCTGCTATGGCTGAGGTTCAAAAGCAACAAGCATTAGCTCAGACGACTCTTCAGATAGAACAAGGTAAATCTCAATTCGAGATGCAACGCATGCAAGCTGAGGCTCAAATTAAAAAAGAGCTTATGGCTGAAGAATTTAATTACAATATTCAGTTAGCTAAAGCAAGGGCTGATGCTGAAAAAGGAAAAGAAAAAGATATAGAAGATCGTAAAGACGAAAGAACTAGAATACAAGCTACACAACAATCAGAGCTTATAGCACAACGTCAGAACGATGAATTACCTAAGAATTTTGAGTCTTCAGGTTTTGACTCGCTAGGTGGTTTCGGATTAGAACAGTTCGACCCTAGATAAAAAAACTTTATTAATTTTATATTATTATATTATGTCAGAACAAACTAAAACAAGAGGGTGAATTTAAAATAAAAAAAAGAAAGACACCTAAGAAATTAGCTACACCAGAGAACAATGTTACTAAGGTTAGCATGAAAGAACCTTTGATTGAGACAGAGCCAGAGGTTACAAAAGTAGTAATAAAAAAAGAAACTGATGCCATTCAAACACAAGCGACAGATGATAGCGATGTTATTGTCAAAAAACCCGAAAACAGTTCAAACGGCGAAGCAGTGGTTAAAGAAATACGGGAGTCCGAAGAAGAAGTAGATTCACCAATACAATTAGTAAGTGAAGATGATAACGAAGGGGCTGATAAAGTAACCACTGAATACAAAGAAGCTATAAGAGATGAAAAAGTATTAGGCAAGCCTTTACCTGAAAATATCGAAAAACTAGTTTCTTTTATGGAGGAAACTGGTGGTAACATAAGTGATTACGTTAGGCTTAACGCTGATTACTCTAGTGTAGATAACGAAACATTATTAAAAGAATATTATAAAAAAACGAAACCTTATTTAGAAGGTGACGATATAAGTCTAATGTTAGAAGATTTTTCATATGATGAAGATATTGACGAGCAAAGAGACATACGCAAGAAGAAACTTGCATTTAAAGAAGAAGTTGCAAAAGCTAGAAACTTTTTAGAGGAAACTAAGAGTAAATATTACGATGAGATCAAGTTGAGACCAGGCGTAACTCAAGACCAACAAAAAGCTACTGACTTTTTTAACCGATATAACGAAGAGCAGAAAGCTGGTAAAGCAAAACACTCGGAATTTTTAAAACGTACTAATGAACTGCTAACTGACGATTTCAAAGGTTTTGATTTCAACGTTGGTGAAAGTAAGTTTAGGTACAGTGTAAAAAATCCACAAAAGGTAGCAGAAGCACAGTCTGATATTTCTAACTTCATTGGGACGTTCCTAAATGACAAAGGAGAAGTTAAAGACACTAAAGGTTACCACAAAGCTTTATATGCTGCTAGAAACGCTGATACGATAGCGCAACATTTTTATGAGCAAGGCAAAGCCGACGCTGTTAGAGATGTTATGGTTAAATCAAAAAACATTTCAACAGAACCTAGAAAAACTAGTGGTGGTGATGTGTTTATTAATGGTTTAAAGGTTAAAGCTATTTCTGGTGCTGATTCTTCAAAATTAAAGATAAAAACAAGAAAATTTAACTAACAAAATTAAACAAAATGAGTTTAACTCCACAATTTGGTTCATTGAAACCATCTCAAAAACAAGAGATTTTAGATAGCAATTATCTAAAGTTTAACGACGGTGCTGCTGGAACAGACACTTTCGCACAACAATACTTACCAGAGATCTACGAACAAGAAGTAGAGCGTTACGGAAACAGAACATTATCTGGATTCTTAAGAATGGTAGGAGCAGAAATGCCAATGACTTCTGATCAAGTAATTTGGTCTGAGCAAAATAGATTACATATTTCTTATGAAGCGTGTACTAACGACCAAACAAACACAATTACAATACCTGTAGATTTAACACCAGCAGATCCTAAGGATTATGTTGCTAATGTTGTATCTCCTGGGGCTACTATCGTAGCTATAGATGCTTTAGGTGCTGAATTAAAAGCTGTTGTAACTGGTTCTAACTTAACTACAGGTGCTTTAACAGTAGCTCCTTACAACGCTACAACTACAGCTGCTTTAGCAACTACAGGCGTAAAAGTATTTGTATTTGGATCTGAATACGGAAAAGGTTCAGTTACTCCTAACTCTACTGTTAATGCAGGAGCTGCTGACGGGTATGTATCTGTTGATCCTTCTTTCACACAATTCTCTAACTCACCAATCATTATCAGAAATAAATACGTTGTAAACGGATCTGATATGGCTCAAATCGGTTGGGTAGAAGTTGCTACTGAAGACGGAACATCTGGATATTTATGGTACTTAAAAGCTGAATCTGAAACAAGATTACGTTTTGAAGACTACTTAGAAATGTCTGTAGTTGAAGGAGAAAAAGCTGGTGTAGCTGGAGCGGGATCTGCTGCTGCTGCTGGGTATAAAGGTACTCAAGGTTTATTCGCTGCTATCGAAGATAGAGGTAATGTAAATGTAGGATTTACTGCTGCTGCGGGTCTTGATACTTTTGATGACATCTTGAAAAACCTAGATACTCAAGGAGCTATTGAAGAGAACATGTTATTCTTACAAAGACAAACGTCTTTAGATTTTGACGATATGTTAGCTGCAATATCTGGAGGTGCTCAAGGTGGTACTGCTTATGGATTATTTGAAAACTCTGAAGAAATGGCATTGAACTTAGGTTTCTCTGGATTCAGAAGAGGTTCTTATGATTTCTATAAGACTGACTGGAAATACTTAAACGACGCTTCTACACGTGGTGGTATGACTGGACCTTCTTCAATCGAAGGTGTATTAGTACCAGCTGGAACTTCTACAGTTTATGACCAAGTATTAGGTACAAACATCAGACGTCCTTTCTTACACGTAAGATATAGAGCTTCTCAAGCAAATGACAGAAGAATGAAGCAATGGGTAACTGGTTCTGCCGGTGGTGCTGCTACATCTGATCTAGACGCTATGGAAGTAAACTTCTTATCTGAAAGATGTTTATGTGTACAAGGTGCTAACAACTTTGTATTATTCAAAGGAGTGTAATCACTAACAAATGTAATTCTTACCCTCGTTGAACTGACGGGGGTAATTATTACTCTTATAAATTATTTAATTATATTATATTATGGCTGCAAAAAAAGCACCAGCAAAGAAAGTTGAGGTTGCTCCTCAGCAAGAAGTAGTAGTTAAAGCTGCTCCAAAAGTACAAAAACCAGCTAAACCAAGCTGGGAAATAAAAGATAGAACATATATATTAACTTCTAATAGATCACCAGTAACATTTACAATACCTAGTAAACATACTTCTAAACATGCTTTACTATTTTTTGATAAAGAAGCTCGTGAACAAAAAGAAATAAGATATGCAACAAACCAATCTTCACCATTTGTAAAAGAACAACAAGGGGAAGCTACTTTAGGTCACATTATATTTAAAGACGGTTCGTTATTTGTTCCAAAAGAAAAACAAAATCTTCAAAAAGTACTATCTTTATATCACCCTTTAAAAAATAAGTTATATAAAGAGCTTGATCAGGTTGAAATAGCAGAAGATGAATTAGATATATTAGAACTACAGATTGATGCTTTAAATGCTGCTAGAGGTATGGATATAGATCATGCTGAAGCAATACTAAGAGTTGAGATAGGATCTAAGGTATCTAAGATGAGTTCTAAGGAGCTTAAAAGAGATTTGATGTTATTCGCTAAGATGAGTCCAGGTTTATTCCTAGATTTAGCTAATGATGAAAATGTACAATTAAGGAATTTTGCAATACAAGCTGCTGAAGCTAATATCATAAAATTATCAGATGATCAAAGATATTTTACTTGGGCTAGTAATGGTAGGAAACTAATGGAGGTTCCTTTTGATGAAAATCCATATTCAGCATTTGCATACTTCTTAAAAACAGATGAAGGTGTTGAGATATACAAATCTATAGATAAAAAGATTAATTAATATGTAATAATATAGAGGGTAGTGTAATGCTACCCTTTGTATTATAATTCAAACAAATATGGCTATAAATGTAAATACAGTTTATCAAACAGTTCTGTCTATACTTAATAAAGAACAGAGAGGGTTTTTAACACCGTCAGAATTTAATAAGTTAGGTACACAGGTACAGTTAGATATATTTGAGAAATACTTTGAAGATTTAAATCAACAATTAAGAGTTCCTCAAGCAGATGCTGACTACTCTGACAGAGTTATGAATCTTGATGAAAAATTAGCTATATTTAAAACATTTGGCACGGCTATATACAATAACTCTTCTAACCCTAAACTAAAATCATTTTCATTACCTACTCAAGATGACTACGGGAATAATGTAGACTTCTATAGGTTGGGAGCTGTAACATACAAAGATGGCAAGGGTGACATAACAGAACTACAAAGACTTTCAAGAACAGAATTCTACAACATAGAAAGATCTCAACTTACTAAAGCAACAAAAAGATTTCCTACTTATTTATATGAAAACAAGGGTAATGTAAATATACCTGGTCAACCAATAAATAGTAATATTCAGAATATCATGTATATCAACCCAGTTAGTATCACTGATGGAGTTGAAGTTGATTACATAAGAAAACCTATAAACCCTATATGGGGATTTACTACAGGTTCTAGAGGTCAATATATATATAACAGTAATTACTATGATTCCTCTGACGGGACTGGTTCTATAGACTTTGAGTTGCACGAGTCAGAACAAGTTAATGTTATATTAAGAATATTAGCATATGCCGGTATAATAATAAGAGATCCTCAAATTGTGCAAGCAGCTACTAGTGAGGTACAACAAAACGAAATAAATCAAAAAAGCTAATAAGATATGCCTTTACCAAATGGTGGTTTAATAACCGAAAACAATAGACAATATTACGAAGGCGCACAAAGTTTTGCAGGTGATGCAGGTGGTACTTCAGGACAAAGCTTTACTACTACTTTCGACACTGATTTAGTATTTTACTCTACCGTCACTACAGATCCTCAATATGATTTAAACAACTTTAAAGTATATGTAAGCCCAACCGGTATCAGTGGTAGCTTCACGGAAGTTACAAACTACACCGTGTCAGTGAATACTGTTACTATAGGTGTAAACATACCTGCAAATGCAGTTGTGGTTGTTCAATTAAAAAAGTTAGATGGAGGTGTTTATGGTAATACGCCTTCTGAAAAAGCTTATGGAAACACCACTGAAGATAATTATGGGTCTTATGCTTATATAAAACTTAATGACGTAATAAATAATTTCATAGTTGCATATGTTGGTAGCGGTAAATTGATACCAAGTTGCAAGAGAACAGACATTATATTTCACGCTAAAAGAGCTATGCAAGAGTTTAGCTATGATACATTAAGAAGTATAAACTCTCAGGAATTAACAATACCTAATAGTTTAAGTATTATAATACCTCAAGATTATGTAAACTATGTTAGCATGTCATGGTACGATAGTCAAGGTATCGCTCATAAAATATACCCAACAAAACTAACCACAAACCCATATCAAACACCTGTACAAGATAGCGAGGGTCAACCAACTCAAGATGCTAATAGCAACAACATAGAGGGTACTTCAGTCGTAGAGGAAAGATGGAAAACAAACTTTTACAAAAACGATCGATCGACCAACGTTGACGATGTTCTTGCAAATGGTCCTTATGGAGGTGCTTTTGGTTATGGTTACGGAGGCGCTTATGGATTAGATCCTCAGTACGCAAACGCTAATGGTTGGTTTACTATAAATGACAGAGAAGGTAAATTTTCTTTCTCTTCTAACTTAGTTGATAAACTAATAGTATTAGAATACATATCTGATGGTTTGTCTTCTAGTTTAGATACTAGAGTACCTAAGATGATTGAAGAAGCTATGTACGCTTATATATCACATGCTGTAATTTCTACTAGAATAAATCAACCAGAGTATATTATACAAAGACTCAAGAAAGAAAAGTCTGCAAAACTTAGAAATGCAAAGATAAGATTATCTAATATAAAGCTTGATGAAATAGTTCAAACAATGAGAGGTAAATCTAAATGGTTAAAACATTAAAATTAAATGGCTAGTTTTAAAAATATTTTCATAAAGTCCAAGATGAATAAAGATCTTGACGATCGATTATTACCTCAAGGAGAATATAGAAACGCAATAAACGTACAAGTTAGTAAATCAGAATCTGAAGACGTTGGTGCATTAGAAAACGTATTAGGTAATGAAATGGTGTTTGATTTTCAATCAGTTACTAAATCTGAAGAAGATGATCTGATATGTGTTGGATATTTAGTTTCTGAAGTAGATTCTAGCATATTTTTATTTCTGACCGACAATACAGTTGCTAAAAACCCTTATGGTGCATATGAACCTCTAGCTCAAAATTATATAGTTAAATTAATAATATCACCAAACACATCTATACAAAGCACTGTATTAGTACAAGGACCTTTTCTGAATTTTTATGAAGATAATCCTATACATGGTGTAAATTTGCTAGAAGATCTTTTATTCTGGACTGATAATAGAAATCAACCTAGAAAAATAAGGGTTAGCGCTGCAGCTGATGATAGTGATTATTACAACGTAGAAGATACAATATCTGTGGCAAAATATATGCCCTACAGTGCGCCTGTGCTTTGGCAAGAAATAACAGCAGATATGGCAGCTGATAATCCAAATTTATCACCAGCTATTGGTAGTTACGAGACAACTATGAAAGATGTTGTTAGTCAGGATTTACCAGATGGCAGTACAGGTAATCCATATTACAACACTAGCTATCAAGGTGATCCTGATTACTTAGAGGATAAATTTGTTAGGTTTAGTTATAGATTTAAGTTTGATGACGGTGAATATTCTGTATTTGCACCGTTTACACAAGAGTGCTTTATACCTAAACAAGACGGTTATTTTCTATACACGAATGATGATGATAATGATATGTCGGCGGCTTATAGAAGCACTGTCGTTGATTTCATGGAGAACAAAGTAAATCAAATCGATCTATTGATAGATTTACCTAAATTAGGTGATCCAAATTATTTAACAACTTTACAAAATGTAACTAGCCATTTTAAGATAGTAGAGATAGATATATTATATAAAGAGTCAGATGGTTTAGCTGTATCAGTTGTAGATACTATAACACCTGCTCAAATAGCAAGTCAATTTGACGCATCAAATCCTTCAAACACATATAAGTACACATACTCTGGAACTAAGCCTTTTAGAACGCT